AGTCAGGAGCTCGCTGACTTCGCCGCCGAGAAACGAAAGGAGCTTGGACCAGCGTTCGCTATTGAATGGTTAATTGATAATGAACCATCCGGCGACCCACTTATCGTAGATGGCGTCCGACATATCGAAGAAGTGCGCGAGTTGCGGGCTGAGTACGATGATGTAACAGTTATCTGGACCGCCGCGCCGTTCGAGATACGGTATAATCGTGTTGTCACTCGTGGCCGCGAAGGCGAAGCCGAGTTTAGCCGCGACGACTTCTCGGAGCGCGACAAGAACGAGTTGTATAATCTGGGGACGCAAAGTCTGTTGGATAATAACGCGCCCGACGAACGAATCGAAAACGACGGAAGTTACGAAGACCTTGAGACAGCGGTCCAGCGTATATTATAGAAATGGTTCTCGATGAGATTAACGACGCGCTTGGCGATGAACATAAAGATGTTATCCTGACTATTAATAGCGATGGCAAGCAAGTTACTGCACTAATAGATGACGTGGATGTTGAAGTAAATTACGAACACATTGGACGGCTTGCTGGAAACAGGATAACAAATGTAAAAATAGAAACCGAGGCAACCGACTGTGAAATTATTGATAAATAATACGGAACAGCGACGGGTGCCGGAACGTAACGACACCGAGGTGGTGCTGTTCGGACGTTCCGCCGAAGACCCGACTGAGACATACGAGGTTGTCTGTCAGGGGTTCCGGCCGTACTTCTATGCACCAGCGGCGGAAGTGCGTGCCGACGAGACCTATATCCTCGAAGAAGATACAGTCACGGAAATCGACTACGACGTTCCATACGATTCGTTCATCGAAGACACGGAGTTGGCGAAGATATATACGCGAAAGCCGAACGACGTGCCCGCAGTTGCCGACCAGTTCTCGAAATCGTGGAACGCCGACGTGCCATATACGAATCGCTTCCGAATCGACCGCGATATTGAAGCCTATGCCGAGGTTCCCGAACCGGACGGAAATAGCACCGAAATAAAGTGCGACTATCGGGAAGTTTCGGGCACTACCCCCACCCCTCAGGCGTCGGAAACCGGGTTGCAGAACGTGGGTCCGAGGGTGTGTACGCTGGACATCGAAGTTGACGACCGTGGTGACGGATTTCCGCAACACGGCGAAGAACGAATCCTGAGCATCGTCGCACACGATAACTTCACCGACGAAACGCACGCATTTATCGACCTCGAAGAACGGCCGGTCGAAAAAACACTCGGGTCCGAAGCACCGGACGAAGTTGATGCGGTGCATTACCAGTCGAGCGAGAAGAAGATGCTAATTGATTTCCGGTCGTGGTTCACGAATACCGACCCGGATATTGTGACCGGCTGGAACGCTGACGACTTCGACATTCCGTTTATCCTCGAACGGTTCGATGCCGTCCGAGGTCTGAATCCGAACGCGCTTTCGCGAATGGGATGGGCTGGCGTTACGTCTCGTGGTGAGCCACGAATCAAAGGCCGGACTGTCTACGACCTACTCGACGTATACAAAGCAAACTCGTTCACAGAGCTCGACAGCTATCGGCTTGACGACGTGGCGAAAGAAGAGCTTGGTGCGGAGAAAATAGAATTCGACGGCACGTACTACGAGCTCTATCAGGACCAGCCCCGTAAGTTCCTTGAATACAACGCGCGCGACGTTGCACTAACTGTCGGTATTAACGAGACGGCTGGCGTGATTGAATTCCGCGACGTGCTCCGTCGAGAGGTTGGCGTTGACTTTGAGGATTCCTACAACGCCAATGACTTTATCGAGATGATGTGCCGGCGGAAGCTCCGCGAGCGTGGTGAGGTCGGCCCGACAGCGGAGTACGCAGGTCAGAGCGACTACGAGGGTGCGTATGTCTTCGATGCGTATGAGGGCGTCGCTGAGAGCGTTGTGGGCATTGACCTCGCCAGCCTATACCCGTACACGATGGCAATGCTCAATGCGTCGCCGGAGACGTATGTCGAAGACGCTTCCGCCGAAGACGAGCTCTACGAAGCTGACAACGGTGCGCACTTCGAACCGGGGGACCACGGGCTGTTCGCTGAGTTGGTCGATAGTGCAATCGGTCTCAAAGCCGAGTACAAAAAGAAGCGTGACAACGCCGAGACCGACGAAGAATACGAGAAGTGGGCACAGAAATATGCGTCAGCGAAAACCATAACTAACTCGATATATGGCGTGACGGGATGGGAGCGGTTCTTCCTGTACCACGAACCCGTTGCGGAAGCCGTGACCCTGACCGGGCAGGCCGTTATCAAAGAGACTGCGAAGACAGTTGCAGAGAACGGCTACGAGGTTATCTACGGCGACACGGACTCAACATACATCAAGTTCCCCGACCATTGGGACCGCGAACATTGTCTGGACACGGCCGAATCATTGTGCGAGACACTCAACGACTACGTGTATCCCGGACTCGCGGAAGAGCGGAACATCCCAGCCGGTGACAATCTGTGGGAAATCGAAGTCGAAGCGTATATGAAACGGTTCTTCCAAGCCGGGAAAAAGAAACGATACGCCTATCTCGCAACGTGGAAGGACGGCCGCGAAGTCGAGAACCCGAAGCCGTCAATCTCAGGCTTCTCGTCAAAACGTAGTGATTCCTCTACGCTTACAGAAGAAACAGAGAAAGAAGTCCTGTCGGCCATCCTGCACGGCGAGCAAGACAAAGCAAGAGAGATAGTCTACGAGGCCGCGCAAGAGATAGAACCGAAAGCACCAAACTGGGAGCGCATTGGTATTCCGGGTGGAATGAATAAGAAGATTACCGGGGACCCGGAGCTTGGCGAGCGTGACGAATACTATGCGGTCTCGAACAACGCCGACGTTCCGCAGGACGCCCATCCGCGTGCCGTATTCAATAGCAACAATCTCTTGGGGCTTGGTATCGGGAGCGCAGATAAACCGATGCGTGTATACATCGAAGCACAATCATTCGAAGAGCTCGGTCGCACGATAGATGTGCTGGCGTTCGAGACCAATTCGGATATGGAGCCCATCGAAGACGAGATTGCTGTCGATGTGCAACGGATGCTGGAAGTGACGCTCCTGAATCCGCTCGGCAAAATCCTCTCCGCGATTGATATGGATATTACCGCTGTTATCCGTGGCCAAGAACAGACTGGTCTTGGGGCCTTTAAACAATGAAAGTAAGACGCTCAGAAATCGCTCGAATTAGTAGAGGCACGTTAAATACATCTGGACACGAATTAGCTATAGAATCATTCGTTGCCGAAGAAGTTACGGAATACGTGTCCATCGGTCGCCCCGGTTCCAGTAGAGAAATGCGAGCCGCAAAACGAATTGAGGGAAAATTCGAGACCGATGAAGATGTCTCTGTGTTGTTTAATGAAGCAGAAAAACTAACGTCGCCCAGAGAACCGCAATGTGCAACTGTGAGAGGGATACAGAACGAAGTAGCCTTAGAGAAATTCGTCACATACGAGTTTGAGGTAAATAGCCACGTAGATGCACCAGTAACGGTTAAGTATGCGGCAACTGATTCCGAGACAAATTACATCGGTAAGACAATGTAATGTTCATATTTCTTGCTGAAAGCAACGCCATACTGTTCCTTCGCCTTTCGATGGGCGACGAACAGTTATACGAATGGAGTAAAGAGAACCTCACATCGGCAGAAGCGTCGTACTTGGCGCGCCGACATCCAAGCCAGTTCGCATCAATTATTGAAAGCTGGCAAGACGCGCAAGATTAGCACTTTGACCAGATACACTCTTCACAACTCAAGCAACCTTCGCGCCGGATAACGTGACCGCCGCATCTGGGACATTCGTCCGGCATTATTCAGACTCATTCTGAACGCCGCCACTTCCGCTGGTAAAGCTTCGGACGAGCTCGATTACTTTCCGAAGCGTTTTAAACCCAAGCAGTCCATACGCCACGCCCTGCATACCTACCTGATTCGCAAATGGAGCCAATACAGCGTTCCATATTTGTGCAATTTCAACCATTATTTGAACACCTCTCGAATAGCGTCGCCGCCGACCCACCCGGCGCGCCAATAATGTGTTTCTACATCGTACTCATTTCGTGGGTCGTGCTGTAGACCGCGATACCCGCAGTAGAAACCGTCCACAACAGCGTGTATTTCCCGATACGTCAAGTTGCCTGCGACCGGAAGCGTGACCGCAGTATCCTTTTCTGACGCCATTTATTGTACCTCCGGTCCCTTTTCTCGACAGGTATTGCTAAACCGATGGATAACGTTCTCTGTATTCGCATACGTTGTCTTCATCGGCGTTGCAAAATTTTTCCCGTCTACTTCTACAACTTCGCCATCATCGTCGCCGCCCTCGTGTGAGAAACCAAGACAATGACCTATTTCGTGTAGAACAACATTCATTCGGTAATGGTCTTGTTCGCCGTTACCGAACGGACGGACGCAATCGCCGGCAAGCTGTTCGACACCTTTACGCCGGTCGCCATAGACAGCTACCGTTGCCGTGTCGCCGCCGCCCCTGCCGTGAACATACTCTTGGATGAAAACATTACAATCCTTTGCTTTTTCATCCTCCGGAAGCGAATCCACATACCCGAAGAACGCGCTTGATGTTTCCTCCTGTGGAAGCGAATCCAACGACGCGTCTTCGTATGTCACATCGACAGCATACTCGTCACCGAATGCCTCAGCGAGCGCGTATTCTGCGTAGTCTCTGGCAATCTTTGCGGCTTCAAGTTTCTCGTGGTGCCAGATTTTTACTTCAATTGTTTTTTCGCCGCCTGTTGCAGGCGTAGACACGCACTCATTACGATGCCAGCGGGCAGGAGAAATTATAGACGAATCTTCGAACGGACCGACCGACGTTCCGCCATTCTCAGATTTATCACGGTAGTCAACATATGAACCCGTGCCTATTTTTGGTGCCATTCCATACGATTGAATACGCTGAACCCACGACCGAACCTTTTCAGATAGCTTAGCTAACATCGAATCCACCAACGTGTATAAACCCTTCTGGGGTTATATTGTCGGAAATAGAGATAGAGTCTGTATCTTCCAACACCGTCTCGAATTCCAACTTCTTCGGTTGCTCGTTTGCTCCGTCAGCACTTAGACGTGGCCCGGAATTACCGTTAATATCTATTTCTATTATACCAGAAAAGCCCGAGGGTAGGGCAAGGACATCCAAGTTCCAAACTTCACCGGACGGCGGGCTGATTGTCGCTGTTCCAGTAGATATTGTTTCACTAACTGGCGTATTATCAACGGTGTTTTGTACCGCCCACCCGGAAACGTGGATGAGTCCGCCACCACTCAGCGGGCCGCTGATACTTATCGTATCGCCACCAACAAATTTAGTATCGAAGACAAGATTATTCAGGTGCCCGCCCGTAGCGTCCTGATATATCCTTGGTCCAGCATTCCCGTTAATATCAAGCTGTATGTAACCATCGGAGTTCTCTCCAACCGCAGTTACTGTCACATCCCAAACCTCGCCGGTTGGAACGGTTAGCGTATTCGTTGGTGTAATCGTCTCATTAACCGGAGTTTCAGTATATTTTACTGTAACCATTTTAATTCATCACAAAATTATATGCGCGTGCTCTTTCTTCAACGCTTGTCGAAGTGGCAACTTCCGCCCCATTTTCTGTTATTGTCCCGTTCGGTACTTCGAGGTCGGCGTTTGTTAAGTGTAACACGCCGCCGTTCGTCGTATCGAACTTTGCCATTTCGCGGCCGTTCAATTCGTCGTATATCTGTACAGATTCCGAATCAAAGGCACTTAGCCGTAGAAGCGTATCGTAAGTTACTAAACGACGCGTTTCGTCTGGCGACCACAAGCTTGTTTGTGTGTCTTCGAACTGCACCCGGATAGTATTACCACCATCACGTATTGATTTTCCGGACGCAATTCGGATGTCAGTTGCTGGCGAGGAAAGGTCTATATCCCCGCTAGTTGTAGAAAGCGTTAGGTTCTCACTTCCGTCGTCGGCAAGGTAATCGCCTGCGAAATCGGACACGTCGATACTGAGCCCGACGGAACCGCCCGAAGTCGAGACAGTACCGCCGCCCGATAGCCCGTCGTTCGCGTTAACGGTAATATCGTTCTGCTCGACGCTCGTAGATGGAACCTGCTGGGCAGAATAATCCCAAATCGTATTACCTTGGTCGTCAGACAAATCCGCTTGCAGGGCAACGGTCCCGTCTCGGGCAAGCAATTCGTTGTTTGTTACGTCAATCAGATGCTCAATATCGTTAACTACTTCGTGATTGAAGTAGTTGTCCCACGCATCGACTGGCTGTTCGCCCTCGACGTAACTGTAGTTGTTTGGAAACTCTTCACCAGTCGAACCCCACGTTTTTAGGTCCGTGGAATAGTTTGGCATTTAGTATCACCTCAATAGTCCAGCATACGTACCGCCGTTGTCTTTCGGGTCGCCATTTGAATCAAGCCCGTCGTACCCAAGTGTTGCGTCGTGGGCATTTATATCGTAGTCAGATGGCGTAATGTAGGTAAATGTCCCAATCCGATACCCGCTAATCCGATACGATGCGGCAAGTAAACGTTCAATAATATTAGATGCTTCTTGGTCAGAGAGTTGCGTGTTGTCAAGTGCGATACCCGGAATCCCGATAGAAACCGTTCCGTATTCACCACCAGCAGGCTCTTCGTACCGAATGTTGGTTATATCGACATCGAATATTTCGCTCGTTGTTTCGAGCACGTCAGCAATTGTCCCTTCGCAAGTTACAATTGAATACTCTGCGCGAAGCCGGGCGCGGTAATGGTCAATTGTTTCACCCTCGTTTGGCGGCAGACCGACAAGCGACCCCAACTTCTTCAACTGTTCCATCGTTTCCGCCGTTGAAACAAGGCGGGCCGCGTCTATATCACTAATATCTTCATCGTGGTGGTCGAGCTCTTGTGCAACTGCTTTAAGTAGATTGTGGTTGCCGGTCCCTTCAGCCGCCGGGTAATACGAAGGCAGGTTGCTCACCAGCTCATCCGCTTTATCATCGTGCGTCATTATATATCACTCGCTGTAATATCTAAGCTCGTATCAGTAGCGTTGGCGTATGCAGTCTCATTAACACTTATCGTAACGTCGGAAGTGCCCGTTGGTGATGCCGACGTTCCAACTTCGAGATTGGTGATATTATGGACGCCTTCAACATCCATTATCGCTTCGACAATTTGGAAGTAAATCACGTCGTCGGAAACACCAATCTCGCCGTCGATTTCATCGCTGGATGTGAGCGTTCCGCCGGTATAGCGAACGATATTGTCACGAACCTGCGCATTGCCTGCGTATGTGTCTGTTTTTTCGAGGTCGCAATCGACGTAAATCTGGACCTGCGTCGGGATACTAAACGAAATGTCCTTCTGCTGTCCATTTACGAGCTCGACCGTGCGCGTTACGTTCTGCCCGACGTAGCCACCAACCGAAATATCGCCTGCGGCCTTCCGGTCAAGAATCCGCTCTGCAATATCGTCGTAGTATTGCTGTTCCGCATCGACAATTGCTTCGAACGAGTGCGACGGTCTCCCTTC